AGGAACTGGTTAATCTGCTCGTCTTGAGTCAAGAACAACTGAAAGGCGTTCTTCTCAATCACCCAAACTTTAGGCTTGTACTTCTCAGTCCAACTAAAGATAATCTCGCGGATTGCCTGCGGTGTAGGAGCAGGCATGCGGTTGGCTTCGAGTAGATAACGCTTGCTATTGGTTCTGTCACCAGCATAGGCAACCGAGAAGGTATCTCCCGACATGGCTGGATCCATAGAACAGATGACGTACTGGCTTTGCATACTGGCTGGATGGCCAGGAGCGCCAGGGATGAGAGGACCTGGTGCGCGCATACCGCTAACAGCGCCGCGTACACACTCAGGAGAGAAGATGGCAGTAGATTCAACATCTTGCTGCTGGTAGACCATAGCCCAGGTCTTAGGGTCAATCAAGCCTCTGCGACGGCGAAGGTGTGGACCAGACCAGCGAGGGTATAGACCTTCAGCATCTGGCTCTGTGCTATCTGCATCCCAAGGTCTATCAGACTTAGGCCAGAGCGTCACCCAATCCTCTGGGTCATCGGCAAATTCAAGAACCGCTGGCATGGCTAGATAAGTCCAAGGAGACTGGTTATCTGGATAACGCTCAGGGTTACGCATCTCGCGGTAAAGATCCAAAGGATCTACACGGGTACCTACAACTAGAATTTTTCCTGTTGGGCCAACACGCGTTAAAACTTCCTGCTGAATCCAGCGAAGTTGCTTTTCATACTCTCCAGCGTTTGCGAGAGTGACAGCGTCATCCAGAATGATAAGGTCTGCACGCGCACCGTAAATCTGGCCGCCAATACCGAGAGCCTGAACCGTAGGGTCTTTTTCTCCCGACTCGCGTTCAAGATATATTGAGTCTGCGGTCCACTTATCAGCGGTAGCCTTAAAGCCTTCCACTGGGGCATATCGCCGTTGAAGTTCGGCGTAGGCTGGGGCGGTAAGTCTTTGCTTGATGGCATATAGAAATTCCTTTGCCATACCCTGAGTCTTAGAGACGATTTTGATACGGACATTAGGATTGGTTACAATCCGATATGTCACATAGTCAATACTCACGGTCATGGACTTGGCATGCTCTGGTGGCATGTTGACTAGCACATAATTCTTAAAGTTCGGCTCGTACGTCATAGACCCGTGAAGCCAGGCAGGTTCTCCTTCTTCCAGCAGGCTTGTGATGTTCCGCTGGTGGTCGAACGTCCGTGAGTTTAGATACTTGAGCCTAAAGTCTTCAAAGGATATATTACGGTCTTCATCAGCGACAGTCCCTTTTCGGCGCTTGATAACACGCGCCAGATCAATCGCCTCTTTAAATTGAGGGTCGGATGAACGATAATACTCATAAGACTTGACCGATTTGCCAACGGCGCGGCAAGCATCTTCTACCGTAACGCCATCTTCAATCAGCGCGATAAGACGTTTCTTCGCTTCGTTCGACGGAAGGCTGGCGCCTTCCACCAGTCGGTACTTCGTTGGATCCTTTGTTGCCACTGGCTAATCTCCTATGGTCGTGAGATTAGAACTATCCCACTGCGAAGCATCCCCCTGTGGGGAATGCTGTGGTTAAGTTAGGGGGCGCCGTCAGGCGCAACCTGCCGTCACCCTATGGAAGCGAAGAAGGCCTTGAGCCTTCGTAGCGAACAGTTCGGCTCTTGCGACATCCTCGCTGTGAGGCTCGGCTGTCTAGAGCCGAACTACGGAGTGCGGTTTTTTTTAACCCCTTATATATACTAAGGCGGGATAAAACGGGTTTATCCCTAGTAGGGGTGTGTGATGTTCGTCACATTAGGTATAACCGCAGGTCAGAGCCTTGTTTGGGGCTAAAATAGTTTACGCCGTCTCATTATTTGAGACAGATTTACGCCGTTTTGAGATGGTAGCCCCTATATTTATAAAAAATATTGTGGTTGATAGTAATAGTAATACACTCCCTATAGTTAAAACCCTCGGGTTGGACGTGACAGTTTTGGTATCGAACAGATGTTCGAATTGCCTAACGGTGGCGATAGTAACGTCCGCGTGAGAGTGCGAAACTGCGGGCAAGGCGAGGCGGTTCGATGTCGTATTGGATCGTTATACCGTGTCGAACGGATGTTCGAATGCGTTGCGGGGCTGTGGACGGGCGACTGTCCAGGCGACATCGCAAGCGACGGCAACCGATAGTTGAAAGTGAAACTATCTAGCCATGGGCTAACCGAACAGATGTTCGATTATAACAAGATTATAACGATGTGATTACTAGCCGATTTTGGGGTTGACACTAAGATTTTGACAGGCTTATACTTCGGTTAGTGAGTGACTTACTCACCTAAAGAAGGGACTAAAAATGTGTGAACTATGCGGAATACATAAGAAAGTTGCCTCGCGCCTCTTTCAATACGATAACGGAGAGCAAGTATCTCTAGCGGTATGCGAAAGATGTGTGACTCTTCATAGTCGTTCTTCGCGTATTTATGATGGCGTAGAGTGCGCTAAGTGTAAGACAGCAATCCATCCTCTCGCCGTATTCCCTAAAGGCTTATGTGAGGATTGTCACGCGCTTAATTTCGTAATGCCTACGGCTAAGGAATTGACCGAGATGTGGGGCGGTGTTATCAATGGCTAAGCAATCTAGACAGCGTTACGTCATGATTGACACGCAGGGACGAATCTGGATTGATTCCATGCTCACGCCTAATGCGCTTAAGCGCATGATGCGCGAACTAGAGCGATTTGGCGTCCATGTCCATGGAAGCACCTGGCACGCACTAGGACATGACCAGGAGAAGGTGAGCGCATAATGAAACACTCACGCGCCTATTACATCACGCGGACAATAATCCGCACGCTGTTCGCTCTCGCTTGCGCGTGTCTATTCTTGCTCGCGCTATCCTTCACACTGTCGGTGTTATACTCGCTCTGACCGACAGCCCCCGCACCGTGTAGACGGCGCAAGGTTCACGACCTAGCGGGGGCACTATCTGGCAACAGTGCCAGATTCTAGAAGGGACTAATACCATGCAACAAGCCACAACTAGCGAAAATAAGTCATGCGCGCAACTTGTAATTCAGAACCTATTGCAGCGTGAGGAGCAGATTAAAGCACTATTTACTGACCCTAACGCCGATTTCACTGATGACCCTGCCCTATCAATAGACACGGTTCAATTCACCAAAGTCTGCCTATCCTATGGCGGGCCAGCGGACTACCTAGAGATTTACCACTCACAAGGCACCATTGAGCGCCTTGTATACCGTTACTCTGACTGGTTCGATACTGCCAACACAAGCGTCGAAAGTGATTCACCCCTTTGGGACTACGCCCAGAACATCGTGGACGGCTTAGACGTATGAACCTACCTAGAGAGTGGCGCAAGATGACCGAGGCGCAGAAAGACGCCTTTATCAATTACGGCGCGAGCCTAGCCGATAGACAGAGAGAACTAGAGCGTCGCGGATTCTACTGGCTTAGTTAACGGACTATGGCGCACGGTTTACGCCGTGCGCTATAGCCTGGTAACTAGACCAGGACTATTAAAGGACTATGAGGTTAATCATGAGAACCATCTACACATTAGACATCGAGACTTTCGAGGACGATAAGCGATTTAACCCCACGGGTACCGCCTACAGCGTAAAGATTTACGAGCATGGCGAGGAAATAGGCGACGGCGTGGCAAGGGATTTATCCCTCGCCATAGGCGAGGCTGTAAGCGAGGCGGGATTAGCCAAACGCGAGGCGCACCGCATAAGTCTTGAAAATTGGCTTACCGATCTTGCTAAAGGCGACGACGGGACAGCACACTGCGAGCAGTGTGCTGACATGACAGCATGACTCGCGCCGTAACCTGCCCCACGTGCGGGGCAGAGATTGAAGTACGGGCGAGCCAATTCGCTCACCTAACCCTGGCTAACCATGAGAGGAAGGTTCACCGATGACCCATGAAGGACGCCTGGCTTATTGGAAGGCTAAGGCAGAACTATCTCAACGCCTATTCTATGAGCAGGTACACGACCCAAACCGACAGGACGAGGCAGTGGAGAATCTAGCGCGATTTATCCGCGCCAGCCGTGAAGTTGAAAGGCTAACCGACGGGGAAGGGATGGAGTGGCTGTATAACTGACAATTACGCCAGCGCAAGGATTTAGGGGAGCGGACAACGGTTAAACCGTTGATCGGCTCCCCTTCATTTTTTTAAGCAACGCCCGCGTAGAGATTCCGTGCTTGCCCGCCGAAAACCCTTGACAGAGCCGTGCTGGTCGGTCTATTCTCCTACTAACGCCCGCACGGGCGATTAGGGAGCGTGAAATAATGAACGATAAGGAAATTCAAGTAATGAAAGACGGCATAGCCGAAGCCTTACGGCGTGGCTATGAGATAGGCTATGAAGAAGCCATGAAGGACTTTAACATCACTGAGGAAGAAGCGGTTAAGAAACTATGATTAAACCCGACGACATAGCACTATGCCGCGAGGCGGATCCAGAACTATGGTTCCCTAACCCTGCAGACTTCCGCGCAACTACGGGGACGAACCGCAAGGCTCGTGAGCGAGCAGGCGAGAAGGTACTGCTAGCCATGAGTATCTGTGCCAGATGTCCACTCTTTGCCAATGGTGAATGTTTAGAAATGGCTATGAGCGACATGACTACCATCGAGTACGGTATCTGGGGTGGAACTTTGCCACTAGAACGCTTGAACGCCGTGGGTATAGATAAGTCAGTTAATGGTAATGTCTGGCAGCATGAAGTACGCCGCCGTGCCTCCCAAGAGGGAATCATTAAGCCACTGATCGCTAAAAGAGAAAGGCCTAAGTCATCATTATGGGACTACCTAGATCCACGATTACTCAACCGCTACGACTCGGCTTAATAGCCTTGCTTGTCATTACACTACTAGCAGGTGCGGAAGGCTTTACAGGCCAATCTGAGGCTGTTAATGACCATCTGAGCAGCCCTAAGCACTTTGCTAAAGTGCTGTATCAGCGCCAGGGTGGCGACTTGAACCAGTACCGCTGCCTAGTCACGCTTTGGTACATGGA